GACATTGGTTTTTTCCTTTCTAAATTCAGATTCAATTTGTTGGGTATTTTTTGTTTTGACACATTTCTCCTTTCTTAAAGCTGTGGATATAATATCTCTTTATCAGATATTATTATAGGTGATTTCTCTGGTTTAGGTTCATATTGATCATTCGGGCCTTCTAGTTTTTCTGGTAAAGAATCTTTTACTAAGGTTAAAATTGATCCATGTTTTTTGACACCAAAATCAAACTCATGTTTAATTCTTTTTACAAGAAAAACTCCTTGATAGAATCTATCATTCTTACGATTTTCTGGAGTTTTAACTGATGCAACTAAAGGTATGTCTATCCTCACAATATCTCCAGCATGAATTGATGTATTGCCATGTGTACTTATATTTAGTATAAGACCTTTTTCTAATTGATTTATCGTGGATGATCTTTCTTGTAAAGTGTTTTGAGGATCAGGTGCAAAGAATGGTTCTGTTCCATCTTCAGTAGTGTTATTAACATCTGTTTCACCCTCTGAAATTGATGATAAATAGGTTCTAGCCGGAAAGTCAGAACTTCTTGAACCGTTCTTTTCTATCGTAACATCACTAAAGATAGGAAATTGATTTTTATCATGATAACTCGTTATATGTTTTTCATCACTAAAACTATCAAAATAGTTATATGTGTATTCCTTAAAACTTTTACTGTAAATATTATGCACAATCAGTTTAGAACCCAAAACACCAGTTGTATGATTGTACATCGTATTACTATTGTCTACAATTTCATAGTCTATGATATTTGCCAACTCTGCCTCTATGTCAACAATTCCATTCTTTACTTGACCCCCTGCCACTAAAGTTGTATACGTTTGAGAAACAGGTTGTGCATATAAACTAGCCAGACTTCTAAAGTTATATCCTTCAAAAGATTCAAAAAATAGATAAGATGGTGAAAAGTTATCACTTATTGCTGAAGATGCTGATTGAAGTGCCATCTGAATAACATCAAAAGGTCTTAAATTTGGTGCAACCATTCTCTTAACACCTCTAGTTGGTTCTAGAAATATTTTTTTCTGACAGTTTACTCTATCTAACATTTGTTTAACTATGTCAGAGTAAGTTCCTGTAAGAGAACCATCTATCTTTGTTCTTTGATTTTTGGCAACTTCAGAAGAAGAAAAACTTAACAAATATACTGATATATTATTTCCGGCTTCACCTCTACTCTGAACAGAGTTAATTACAAAAACATTCTCTGTAAAATTAATTATATCTCTTTCATCTACTAATGATGGTGTTTGAATTTTTAGTCTAAAATACTCTTGACCAATAATCGGGCCCTCACTAACGTAACCAGCTGAATCCTGTAGGAGTATTTCTCCAGATATAGAATTTTTTCTTATATCCTCAAATAAATTTATTTGCATTATGTTTGGTTTAATATTAATCTTTATACCTGCAGATGTTATAATTTCTGCCGTTACAAGTTTAAAATCACCTACAGCTCTAATTTCAGACATTACAATACACTTTCCCCTATGAGATTTTCAAATTCTTCTACGAATTGATCTACATATGCTGGGTCTAATAAACGAATTGCCCGTAGAGTGTCTTGTCTTTTTTCCTCAAACTCACGATTTGTTATTAGTGTTGCAGTTGCATGATCTGTATTATCTGTTCCAATATCAATGGTGACAGTTGTATCACCAGAGGTTTGTGTTATCTCGTAGTGATGTAAACCATCTGGATTAGAGTATTTGTCATTTAAAAAGGCTAAAAACTGTGGTGTAGTTAGTGGCCACTGATGATACCTATCAGTGATATTATTTACATACATAACTATCCAGTGAAGATTAGGATCACCGTAAAGTTTATCTGCAATCATCTCTGGAGTCTGGCCCTCTTTTACATCATAGGTATCAAAAAGTGCAGTATTTGTTCTTACTTTTGTTCGTAGTGCAACACGTTTCAGTAAATTTGTAACAAGTTTGTAATCACCATTTCCAACGGAATCATATGGTATAAAAGGAAAATTTGCAAAGTACATTATTAATATCCTTCTGCAATGTGATCTTGACTTAAAGTTTCTAGTTCAGTAAAGTTTAATGTAATTTTACTTTTTTGTGGTGGAGCACCTTTTCCATGAATACCAGTTGTCTCTTCGTAAGCAGTATAACGGTCTGCTCCATATTCTACTTGGACTTGTGTGAGAAAACAAGTATGTACTCTGTTAAGAAAATTATTTCTTGAACCTCTATACATATATTCAATGTCAAAGGTGCCGGGAATATCCATCTCTCTTCTTGTTGATGGATTAGAATATTTCGGCATTGCATAGAATTTAAAGTGTTGTATAATATCTTCAACAACTTTAGCTTCTTGTTCACTTTTTGGTATGAAAGAAAATGTATAACTAAAATTTCTTCTACCAACACCCTCAAACATCATCTCCATACGTGGAGTAATTACTGAACCTCTCTCTAATTGAGACAAAGCTTCTGCGCCCGGAGCCACAGTATCCAAAGTTTTGTTTGCAAAAGTGGTAAGAAATTCTTTTCCAGCAGGTCCAGCTGCATCAGCAGCAGCTCTCAACTTTGCTTCAGTGCCACCATCTGTACCTGTAAATGCATCAATGGCAGCGGAACCTGCCATTGCTAAAGAACCAATTTCTTTATCAGAATATTTAACTTGATAATCAACTTGAACATTTGGAGGCATGTAAAGAGCAATGCTTTTCTCAAGTCTTTTTGTGGGTAGTTTTGACAAAACTATGGACTTATCTCTACCTTTTGTAGAACCAACCTTTGCAATTTTAGGACCGGCAATGCCTTGACTTGCAACAGTAGACTCTTCCGCACCGTCATCGTCAAGGCCTTCGGCAGCCAAGTCACTTTGTATTTTATCAAGTGCTGCAGTTATACTTTTACCAGATTTAGGTGTTAGTAACTTCCCATTTGTTCTAGTATTAATATGAAATATGACATAATGACCTTGCTGTTCATCAGAATCTACGTTAATAGGATATGCCAAGATACTACTGGATGTTCCACCCATCAAATTTGATGTGCTATCTAAAGCAGAGTTTGGCCCTTCTGGATTTAAACCAGCAATTGATTTTATACCACCTGTTGCACTTTTAACTGCTTGTTGAGCAGCTCCTGCGATATTTGCTCTTACTGCACCTGTAATACCTGTTAGAACTGCCATCCTAAATATCCTTATGAAACACTTTTAATTATTTATAAGAGTTATACATCATGGCATACAAAGGTAGATATAATCCTGTTAATCCTAACAAATATAAGGGGAATCCTCAGAACATAATTTATCGTTCTTTGTGGGAAAGAAAATTTATGGTGTATTGTGATACCAATGACAAGGTTTTAGAGTGGGGCAGTGAAGAAATCATTATACCCTACATTTCACCTTGGGATGGTAAAGTGCATCGTTACTTTCCAGATTTCTACATTAAAGTTAAACAGTCTAACGGTAATCTCAAAAAGTTTATTATTGAGGTAAAACCCAAGAAACAAACTAGACCACCTAAGCCTGTAGTGAGAAAAACTAAAAGATGGATAAATGAAGTTAAAACATTTGGTATAAATGAGGCGAAGTGGAAACACGCAAAGGAGTGGTGTAAAACTAATGATATGGAATTTAAGATACTTACGGAGGAAGAATTAGGTATTCGTTATAAATAATATTATGGCACAAAGTAAATATATTCAAAGTGTTTTAGATGCAGCAAAAGGTAGACCAAAATCTACAGAGTGGTACAAAGACAAGATTAAAGAGTTTGGTACGCCTGGTGCAATGGATTTAATTCGTGATGGTAAAAGAGACAGTCGGCCATTTTATGGCAGATTGAATATGTTTATCTATGATCCTAAGTTTAAGAAGACACTACCATACTATGATACGTTTCCACTAGTTTTACCGTTAGAAAAATACAGTGATGGTTTTTTAGGCATCAATTTACACTATTTGCCCATACCATTAAGAATAAGACTACTTGACCGTTTGGTAGATTTTTCTAATGATACAGATTTTGATGAGACAACAAGACTTATAGTTGAATATAGAAAAGTAAAAAATATAAGGTTAGTAAAACCAACCATACACAAATATTTGGCTGGACAAGTAAAGTCACAGTTTCGTAGAATAGATGCGGATGAGTTTATGATTGCAACTCTCTTACCAGTACAAAGATTTAAGAAAGCATCTTCAAAAGAAGTATGGTCTGATTCTAGGAGTATGATTTAATGGAAATTCCTAAGTTTTTAGAAGGCGGTGCATACGGAATATTAAATGATATTCTTTCTGGATTTCATAATAATGATGGTTATGCACAACCTAACAGATATGAAGCGATAATCCTACCACCATCGAAGCTTAATATAGGTGGTGGAAATGACCAGAATATTTTTGCCGGTTTGTTACAGACACAAAGTAGTCCTAATGATTTAAGACAACTTAGCTTACGAGCAAGTAATGTAACTCTTCCTGGCCGAAATTTATCTACTTCAGAAGAGGGTAATATATATGGCCCAAATCGTGAAATTGTAGAAGGTGTTACTTATGCAGATGATATCTCTATTTCTTTTCAAGCTAGTAATGATTTAAAAGAAAGAGTATTTTTTGAGAATTGGCAAAAATTAGCTTTCAATGAAACATCATGGAATATAGGATATTATTGGGATTATGTTGGTACGATAGAACTTTATATGTTAGATAAACAAGATCAAAAAAGATATGGAATAAAACTTTGGGAGGCATTTCCAAAGACAATTGGAACCAATGAATTAGCATATGATGCCAACGATACGTTGATGTTAACACCTATAAGTTTTACTTTTAGATATTGGACTTCTTTAGACCAAAATCAAAACCCCGGCGGTAATATTTTTGATAAAGTGACAGAAACAGTTGTAAATGTAGCAGAGAGAAATATAACTAGGAATATTCCTAGAGTATTGAATAGATTATAATAAAGGATGAAAAATTATGGCACTACCCAAACTTGAAACTCCAACTTATGAGTTGGAACAACCTTCTACTGGTGAAAAGATTAAATATCGACCTTTCCTAGTAAAAGAACAAAAAACACTAATGATAGCTCAAGAGTCTGAAGACACAGATGACATGAATCGAGCATTAGGACAACTTATTAATGATTGCACATTTGGAAAGATTGACCCCTTCAAAGTTCCTATATTTGACATAGAATTTTTATTTTTAAAAATACGAGGAAAATCTGTAGGTGAAACAGTTGACCTAAACCTATTGTGTCCAGATGATAATAAAACAAGGGTTAAAAAAACAATTAATCTTGAAGATATTGGGGTGAATATGAAAGTTGGTCACACTAATGAAGTAAAATTGACTGATAAGATAAAAATGATTATGAGATATCCAACACTTCATGATATGTCAGATATTTCTGATGAAACATCTAGTGTATTTAAAATGATTAGTAGATGTGTTCATGAGGTACATGATGGTGAAAAAGTATATAATAAAGTAGATATGTCTGAAGACGAACTTACTGAATTTATAGACAGTTTAAATACAGATC